CTTGGTCTTAGTAAAATACACTATGATCCAGACCGTAGTGAATTGACTAAAGATAATAGATATATTAATTCAATAAGAGGATTAACTCAAAAAGAAAAAGAAAATCTATTACCATCAACAGCAGCATATGCACGTGCTGCCTGGCAAATAAATTTAACTGAGGAAGCTGAATACGAAGCCGAAGCTAGAAAGTATCGCAATTGGGGCGAAAGACAATACGGGGCGGCTCCAAGATCTCCGGCAGCATCTACACTGGGCAGCAGACTGCGTGCCAGCATTGCACGAGCCGGTCAATCAGTTATTAATTCAACTATTATCAAAGCAGAAAATAGACTTCGCAATACAAAAATTGGCAATGCAACTGTGAACAGTATACTACAACCTGCACTACAAAACACCGTTAGTCGCAGTGCTGCTGGCTTGTCCGACAGTCTTTTTCCTAGCCCACGCAAGGACTAAGCTATGGCTAGCAATGTTATAGTCCAAGATAATACCAACATTGGTTCTACACCAAATTATTTTGATAATCAATATGCTGTTACAGCCCACATTTCAGACGATTTGTATAATGCTGTTATCAGTTATTTTGAATTCATGGCCTATGGTCGTGCAGCAGCAGAGAACTTGGCAGCAGCATTTGTTGATTCTTGTACATACGAAGGACGCGACATCATATCTACATTAGAGCAGTTAAAACGCATGCCTGAGGCCGAACAAACCAGCATCGTGCTGTTTTTACTTAACAGTGTTAGAGTAGGTACTTCGTTGTTGGGAACACCAATGGTAAAACTACCAAATCAGTACGCTATTAGACAAATAATTTTTTAAATACATGGCTACCAGCAAGGGCATTTATGTCCCTAAAAATCCCGATAAAGTCATCGGTAAAGGCTCTATCAAGTACAGAAGCAGTTGGGAGCAGGTGTTTATGCAATTTTGCGATAACAACCCCAGTGTAACCAATTGGGGTAGTGAAGTATTGCGTATCCCTTATCGCAATCCTATCACTAACAAAAATACCATATACATTCCTGACTTTATTGTATCATATGTAGATCGCAATAACCGCCAACATACCGAAGTCATTGAAATCAAGCCTTTAAAAGAAGCAGTAATGGAACGTGCTCGCAGTCCTAGAGATAAAATCATGCTGGCCGTCAACATGGCCAAATGGCAGGCGGCACAAGCGTTTTGTGCCAATAACAACCTAGTGTTTAGATTAGTAACCGAACAACAATTATTTAGAAACGGAAAGTAACTGTTAAATACAGTTATGACAAAAAAACTAGTCGAACTTTTTAATATTGCTGATCAAGACTTAGAGGAAAATCCTGTAGAACATGATCTGCCATCTCCAACAACATTGGAAGAAATAAACGATATTATTGAACGTGTAGATTTGGCATTGCCTACAGTTCGCGATCTTGATACCGCTGACAGCGAACTAGACGAACTAGCACAAACTGCACGAGACGGATATGATCAAATGATGGACTTGGCGCTGAATGTAGAACCAAGATTTAGTGGCCCTATATTTCAAACCGCGTCTACAATGATTGGACATGCCATCACTGCCAAAACAGCCAAACTGGATAAAAAACTACGCATGATTGATCTGCAATTAAAGAAAGCTAGACTAGATCAAGTTGAACGTCGAGAACAACAAAAAGCACAAACCGCAGATGCTATACCCGGTGTTGGCACTGTGCTAGACCGTAATGAAATACTTAAATTATTGGCACAAGAAAACAAAAATGCCAAAACGGATAAATAATCTTATACAAGGTTCCCCTTACCTATGAAATCACTTAAACAGTTTATAGTAGAAAGTCAAAAGACATACGAATTCAAAATCAAACTGGCCTGCGACAGCGATGATCTAGACATGGATCAGGTTGAGCAAGCCGTTGCTAGTTTTGATCCTGTGGAAATTACCAAGCCTAAAAGTTTGCCTTATCAAAAGAGTGCGGATTTTCCCAATGCTCCTGCTACGCAGATTCAATTAATCACTGTGGTTACAAAATATCCCAGTACACCTGAACAGATTCGTTCGCTGATTGCCAACAAGTGTAACATTCACGAAAGCAATATTATTGTTAGAACAGCAGCACAAGATGTAGAATTTGAAAATCAACAAATTGCTGAACCCAGTGGTGAAGCTGTTCTTGGTACTGATTATGAAGACAGTGATCATCAAGATCATGTAGGACAGCAGGCTGTTGATAAGGCCATGCAAGATCACAAGAGTAGAGAGTACGAATTTGCTGGCGATAAGACTGCTCGAGCAAAAACACTAAATGATGAGCCCACAGGCAAAATGAGTGCTGTAGGCAGCCATCAAAATAAGATCCCCGATCCATACGCACCACGCAAAGGAAAATAATAAAATGGACTTTAAAAAAATTCTCGAGCATTTTGCTGACGCTGAAGCAGCAGTAAAGAAACAAAACCTAAACGAAGCAGCTTTTGCTAAGTCTGGTGTTAAGGCCGATGCCAAAAAACACAAGGCTGATGCTACAACTCGTAAACAGTACTTTGTCAAACTCGCCAATGCCAAAGGTGGTAACAAGGGTGTTACTGTAATGGCCGACGAAGGTGAAAGCGAAAGCGAAGTTCGTTCACGTGTTGCTCGTGATCATAAAAGTCAAGGTTGGACAGTCAGCAGCATCCGTGAAAAAGGCGATGCCGCAGAAAAGGCAGAGAAAAAACCTGCTGTAACTGCTAGCGGTAAAAAGCGTGGGCGTCCACCTGGCAGTACAAAGAAGGTCACAGAAGGCCGTCAAACTGTAAGTGAGTATATTGCCGAAGCTCGGATGATGGAAAAACACATGACTGACGCTCAAAAGAGCGAGCGTGAGCACATTGTTAAAGGCATGAAAAAGTCCAAAGACAGCTTTGAAAAGCGTTATCCTGGACGTGGCGAAGCGGTCATGTATGCTACAGCTACAAAACGTGCTATGAAAGAAGACGCTATGACTGGTATGACAATAGATCAAGCCAAACAGCATCCAGCATATAAGACTGACCCTGCCTTTAAAGCAGACGTTGATGCAGCTGAAAAGTTTTCTAGCGGGCTTGCCTCTACAGAAAAGCCCACAGTGATGACAACAGATCAGGCTAAAAAGAATCCTGCTTATGCAAAAGATCCAGCGTTTAAGTCTCGAGTTGACAAAACCAAGCCCACAACTGGTATGGTTGTATCCACAACTGGTCAGCAAGGTGTGGCGGAAGGTGCACCCACATATGACCGCAAACATGATTATTTTAATCAACCAGATGGCACTCAGGTTAAAACTCGCGAAGCAGCAAGAGAACTATTTGATGTTCCGGGCACCAAATCATTTGAGATTGATGTATTCTTTCCTGCTGAACCTGATCGCATTCGTAAAAACAGCGCGGCTGGCAAATTTCGCAGTGCAATTATGCCAACCGTCGGCTGGGGTGGAGGGGAAATACGTAAACCAAATAGCTACCGGGTAGGAAGAGCTTCTGATATGTCAGATGAGCAATACAGAGTTTATTCTCCAACATTTAGTTCCCCTGGTGTTGCCCTAGCATCGTTTACTAAAGTAATGGATTTGATCGACCGATTTGGTGGGACACTGACCGGTGATTATATAGTAGTTTATACAGACGCCCAAAAGGGTCGTAATAAGGGAGATTGGGTAGACACCAATTTGGAAAATCTTCCAAAGTCTTCGCAAGGCATGTCTGAGAGTGCAAGTAAATATAGTCCTGAAATGCAGGCCCGCATTAAAACTGCTACACCACAACAGCTGAGTCAAATGGCAACAAATTTTGCTGGGTCTGACTATGATCGCTATGACCATGAACTAGCTTTACTACAGAAAGCGCAGAAAGAACTGCAAGGTGTGATGGAAGGTGCCGAGTGCAATCACACCATGGAGGGCGAAGAGTGCCCTGTACACGGTTTAGAAGAGTGCGGCACATATATGGAAGAAAGTCAAGTCGACGAAGATCTAGCGCAGATGAAAAAGATTGCTGGTGTTGGCGCACTTGCCGCAGCTGGACTAGGGGCACACATCAGTGGTGAAAATGCCGAGATTCGTGCCAAGGAAGTTGAAAAACTAGAAAAACAAGTTGCTAGTGAGCCCAACGCAGTCAAGCGTGGACAGCTAGAAAAGATGATTAACGACATCAAAGCCGGCAAGCCACTAAGTAAGGGTGACATGATCAGTGAAGTTAATCCACACCACTATGACAGTGATGTTGACTACTATGACGCCGAAGAGGCGGAACAAGCTAGACATGATGCCAAGTACAGTGATGAGGCTGAAGCACATCATGCTGAACAAGCAGCTCAAAGAGAATACGACCACCAAGCAGCATGGGACGACATGCGCGAGGATGCTTCGGACGAAGCCGAGTACAGCGACGAAGTTGGTATGGTAGAAAACAACTTAGAAACCATTGAACGTGCTGCTGAGGAATTGGACAGCATCCTACAAGATGGCGAAGACTTGCCTGAGTGGGTTGAGGAAAAAGTATCCAATGCCAAGGCCATGCTGGTTGCAGCCAAAGAGTATATGGCCAGTCAACATGCCAATGGTGACGTACATCATGTAGATGATGAGGAAATGGACGAAGGCAATGAGTTTAGCGGAGCACTAGCCAAGGCCAAAGCCGATGGCAAAGACAGTTTTGAAGTTGACGGTAAAACTTATCCAGTCAAGGAAAGCCGTAGCGCAGTTGATGAACTAGCTGAGTGCTATGACATGGCATATCAGCAAGCGCAAGCTGAGCCTGAGCAACGTAGCCATATGAGCGTTAGTGCTAATACCAGCAGCGAAGGCAACCGCACCTTAACAGTAACAGCTGAAGGTGACATGGCTGACGAACTAGCACAGTTGCTGTCACTAAGTGGACTAGCTGGTGGACACTATCAAGCAGAAATGGACGAAAGTGCTCAAGAGGAATTCCGTGCTAACACCAAGCCTGAGCCCGCTACATTTTCTCTACACAGATTGTTGGACACAGGTGATGATCTAAATGCACCTAAAGATCAACATCCTGCGGCTGCTGCTCGTGGGGACAATCCACTAACACGTTAATATGTTACTACAAGAAGTTTTTGGCAATTTAATTACAGAGGACGAGGAAACCTATGAAGGTAACTCGTTCTTTACTGCTTATGGCGTTATTGAGGAATCTCTAGAAGAAGCTGAGTATCATGGGCGCAAAGTAAAATTAGGTAAACCTATGCGCGGTGGGCCTAAAAAATTTTTCGTGTATGTGAAAAACCCTAAAACAGGGAAAATTGTCAAAGTAAATTTTGGTGATCCCAATATGACAATTAAAAAGCATCTGCCTAGACATCGTAAAAGTTTTAGGGCAAGGCATCACTGCGATACTGATCCAGGCCCCCGTACTGGTGCCAGATATTGGTCATGCAGACAGTGGTAGTGGACGAGCTACAAGAACTACGCACACTGGCAGGTATTGGTAATCGGCCCAAATGGACTGAGGTTACTGGCAGCAATATCAGTATTACCGGTAATGAAAAAGCTCAATTGATGAAAAAGCACGCCATCAAGCCTGGAACGCCGGCTTGGTTCAAACTTTGGTTCAGCCTTCCGAAAATGACGGGCGAACAGCCCATCTAATCCGGCGCAAATTCTCCAATCTGCAAGTAAGCTGCCCAACTTGGGTGCTTCATATCACGCCTATTGCGATTAAACTCTCTCCAACGACTCACTAAGTTGTAGTAGTCGGGTTGGTATGGAACACGCATGGGTTTGATCTTTTTCCTACCTTTCTTACTGTTACAGTCTCGGCAACTGGTTACAGCATTAGCCCAATTTAGTCTACCGCCCTCGCATCGTGGTATTACATGGTCAATTGTGAGTTCATGTGAGGGAAATGTATCACCACAGTATTGGCATTGATAGAGATCACGCAGGTACATGTTTTGCCTACAAAACTTCACATGTTTTTTAATGTTGAAATATTCAGCAGTAATACACACTGCAGGCACAGGCATTGCTAGGCGTTCACTGCGAATAATCCAATCCGGATAAGTTTCTAGGATAGTTACTTTTTCTAGGAACACTAACTTAATGGCATGTTGCCAAGATATTAATGATAAGGGTAATATGGATACGGGTTCAAAGCTGGTAGATAATAACAAGGTGTCCGACACAGATCACCTAAATATATAATATAGTAACATATTATTCACCGGCATATAGAAATATTTATCCAATGGCCTCAAATACCCCAGATTATTCCCTAGTTAGAAAGCCACACACGCCTATGGCCATGTCGCCCGAGCAGCTTAGGGATTTTGCTGCCTGTGCGGATCCTGTAACAGGGCCCATGACCTTTCTCACTAATCATTTTTATATTCAGCATCCGGTTAAAGGACGCATGTTGTTTGAGCCGTTTGAATTTCAAATTGATTTGATTGACACTTATCACAACTATCAACACAGTATCTGTTTAGTATCGCGGCAGATGGGTAAAACCACTGTAGCAGCGGGCTATTTGCTTTGGTATGCACAGTTTGTACCCGACAGTACTATATTAGTAGCCAGCAACATTTACGCTGGTGCTGCTGAGATTATGACTCGCATACGTTTTGGATATGAAAATGCTCCAGACCATATACGAGCAGGTGTGACAGCTACAACAAAGGCAGTTTGGAATTTGATAATGGTTCAAGAATCATCAGTCAAACTACTACAGAAAATACTGGTCGTGGTCGTAGTATTAGTTTGCTGTACTTGGATGAGTTGGCATTCGTTAGGCCTACTATTGCCCGTGAATTTTGGACATCCATATCGCCTACACTCAGTACTGGCGGTAAGTCAATTATTACCAGTACTCCCAATAGTGACGAAGATCAGTTCTGGGAAATTTGGACCGAAGCCAACAACACGTTTGATGAGTTTGGCAATAGGCAAGAGCTGGGCATCAATGGATATCGAGCCTACCAAGCAATTTGGAATCAACATCCTGATCGTGATGCTGCTTGGGGAGAACGTGAACGCAACAAGATTGGCCTAGAACGTTTTGGACGAGAGCACGAATGTACTCCTATCATATTTGAAGAAACCTTAATCAATCCCCTAGTACTACGGGACATGGAAGGTATAGAGCCCATAGATCGTCAAGGGCAAATACGTTGGTATAAAAAACCCAGCGTACAATACACCTATGTAGTAGCACTGGATCCTAGTCTAGGCACAGGCGGCGATGCTGCTGCTATACAAGTAATAGAACTACCCACACTGCATCAAGTAGCTGAATGGCGCCATAATACCACTATCATACAAAAACAAATTTCACTTATGGTGGAAATACTTGACTACCTCAGTACAGTAGTAGATGATCACACTACTGATCTTTACTACAGCATAGAAAACAATACCATTGGTGAAGCTGGTCTAGTAGTTATACAAAACATAGGGGAAGAAAACATCAAAGGCATGTTCTTAACTGAAAGTGCGGCTACTGGGTCGCGCAGATATAGGCGAGGATTCGCTACTACTGCCAAAACCAAAACTGCTGCTTGCGCTAAACTAAAAAGCCTAATTGAACAGCGTAAACTGCGAGTACACAGTAAACCCTTAATTTCAGAATTGAAAAACTTTATAGCACATGGCACTAGCTATGCAGCCAAAGTTGGGCAACACGACGACTTGGTCATGTCACTTATACTAGCTATACGCATGATACAACGTGTTCAAAAGTATGACGTTGACGTAGACGATGCAGTACGTGACACGATAGACGGTTCTAGGGAACCCATGCCATTCATTATGGTAACATAAATACATATTATGAGAGACTTAGACAAAATCGCAACCACACTGTTTGACAAAATACGCACTCGCTTTCCATCAGTTAGTATAGGCGACCAAGAAGCTAATTCCACTACTGATCCAAGCGAAGGTAGATTTTTTAACTTTGATTTTGTTATCAATAGACAAAACTTTGGTAACATCACAGTCAGCTTGTCTGATACCGCACTAAAAGTCTATTTTAGTCGCACTATTACAAAACAATTGGATCACAGCAATCGTCATGTTTGGTATGACTTTTTGCGTAACCTGCGCTATTTTGCCAAGAGCAACCGACTAAAGTTTGATGCTAGAGATATTAGCCGAAATCATTTGACTATTAATGATCTAAAAAGCACAGTGCGTGACACTGACATCACTTTAGAATCTCGTCAAGCACGCTCGCTAAGTCGTATTCGTGTAAACCGTGTTACCAAAGAAGGACGTGATTTTAATCGTATTCGTTCAATCTACGTGGAAAACAGTCAAGGCGAGCGTTTCCGTTTACCTATCAACAGCGAAAGCTATGCTCGTGCCCTAGTTCCACATTTAGAATCTGGCGGCAACATTTACGACGCTTACGGCTCACATGTTCATAAATTGGTGCAAGAAAAACGCGACCTTGAGCGCTTTGCTAGATACGGTCGCCGTGCTGAATACCTCGGTGAAAGTGGGCAAAATCTAGTTGTTGAAGCTGGTCAACGCAGTCGTGATATTGGGCAACTACTAAAAAATCTCAATCGCACAAGCTATTATGAGAGTTACTATGCTGAACACTTCAGTGCCTACGACGAGCCTCTGGATGAAAATTTAGTACGTCTACGTGAATTATTTGTGCGTCCCACGGTAGATCCCAGAGTAGAAGCAGCACTGCCCTATTTAGGGCGGTTGGGCATGGTTGAGCAGTTTGAACAATGGGTTGATTCTGTAGTTGAAGGCCAAGTAGATGATCAGCCTGACGATGACCAAGAACTGCAACTATTGCACGACCTGTTTGCAAGCGAATTGCCTTTTGGTGAGGACGGTATAAATGCTATTGCTGCATTACAAGGGCTAATTGGTAGTCAAGAACTAGAGGATCAATTGCAAGCTGATTCTGATGATCCTGATGCTGATGCTAGGCCTGTAATTTATCGTTGGGTAGAAGCCAATTTACCCGAACTAGTGTCAGACATAGAGTACCAACCCCAAGCAGTTTAAATTTGGGCAAGTTTGGTACTCACACCCCTTGCTTTCTACTAAAAGTGCTGTTATAATTGTTTCAAGCTAAATAGCTTTACATACACTACGGTTGACTCGGCATGGTGCTCGGTTCGTAGCCTATGTACTTTACTTTTATAAAATTCAATAAGGACTCTAATTATGGCACTTTCTTTAGCAGACATTCGCGCACGACTACAAGCACAACAAACACGCAGCGAAAGCGGCGGCAAAATGGACTCGGCAATTTATCCACATTGGAACATTCCGATGGGAACCACAGCAAAATTGCGCTTTCTCCCCGACGCAGACACTAACAATCCTTACTTTTGGATTGAGCGTGAAATTATCAAACTACCATTTACCAGCATTCGAGGGCAGCAAGTTCAGCGTCCCTTTGAAGTACACATTCCCTGCATGGAAATGTGGAAAGCTACTTGTCCAGTACTAACTGAGGTTCGCCCTTGGTACAAGGACGAATCGCTGAAAGAAACAGCTAACAAGTATTGGAAAAAACGCAGTTACCTGTTTCAAGGTTTTGTGCGTGAGAATCCACTACCTGACGATTCCAATCCTGAGAATCCCATTAGGCGTTTTATTATTTCTAGTCAGATCTACAACATCATTAAAAGCAGTTTGCTAGATCCCGAGCTGGAAGAGCTGCCCACGCACTACGAGCGTGGCCTAGACTTTACAGTGGTCAAAACCACTAAGAGCGGCACTGACTATGCTGACTACAACACCAGCAAGTGGAGTCGTAAAGAGACCTCACTAACCAGTGCAGAACTAGCAGCACTTGAGCAGTATGGCCTGTTTAACATGGCTGACTTTTTGCCCAAGCGTCCTGGTCCAGCAGAACTCAAGACCATTGAGGAAATGTTCCATGCCAGCGTTAACGGTGACGAGTATGATCCAGATCGTTGGGCTGGGCACTTCAAGCCCACAGGCGTTCAGCTGGACGAGTCAGCTGGGTCAGCTAGGCCTTACACGCCTGCCGCTGCTCCCTCTGCCCCTGCTCCTGTGGTTTCAGCCGCTGTAGATCATCATGTTGATGATGAAGAGTCAGCAGAACCTACAGCACCTGTGCAAGCAGCAGCCAAAGCCAATCCTCAGCGAGCTGACGATATTTTGGCTATGATCCGTAACCGTCAAAAGCAGTAAACACTACACCGGGGCAGTAAGCCCCGGTTACCCTATGGAGTAATATTGTGACTAAAAAATCAGTAACAAAAATCAGCGACAAAATTGTCAAAGTGTCAGAATCTTTCACTGTCAACATGTACGACAATGGATACATGTTTGAAGTATCGGGTCGAGACAGCGATGGCGATTATAAAAATGTAAAAATCCTTGCACCCACAGTGGAACAACTGGTACTATTGATCAAGGAAGCCATTGAAATGGAACGGGACGAATAACATGGCAAAACCTTTTGATTTATCCCGATTTAGAAAAAGCATTACCAAGAGTATTGAAGGGTTAAGTATTGGATTTAACGACCCTACAGACTGGGTTTCTACTGGAAATTACGCCTTAAATTACCTAATTTCCGGCAGTTTTCACCGTGGTGTGCCTATGGGCAAAGTAACGGTGTTTGCTGGCGAAAGTGGTGCCGGAAAGAGCTTTATTTGCAGTGGTAACTTGGTTCGCCATGCTCAACAACAGGGCATCTACGTTATCCTAATTGACACAGAAAATGCACTAGATGAAGCGTGGTTACAAGCACTTGAAGTGGACACCAGTGCCGACAAACTGCTGAAACTCAACATGGCCATGATTGATGATGTGGCCAAAATGATCAGTGAGTTCGTCAAAGAATATAAAACACTGCCAGCAGACGAGCGTCCCAAAGTGTTGTTTGTACTAGACAGCTTGGGCATGTTGCTGACACCCACTGATGTTAATCAATTTGAAGCAGGTGACCTCAAAGGCGACTTGGGGCGTAAACCCAAAGCACTGACAGCACTGGTTCGCAACTGTGTTAACATGTTTGGCGATTTGAACTTGGGACTGGTTTGCACCAACCATACTTATGCTAGCCAAGACATGTTTGATCCTGATGACAAAATTTCAGGTGGGCAGGGCTTTATCTATGCATCCAGTATCGTAGTTGCTATGCGTAAACTCAAGCTGAAAGAGGACGAGGACGGCAACAAAATTTCCGAAGTCAAGGGCATTAGGTCAGCTTGCAAGATCATGAAGACTCGTTATGCTAAACCCTTTGAAAGTGTGCAGATCAAAATTCCCTACGAGCAGGGCATGAGCCCAACTTCTGGACTGGTAGATTTGTTTGAAGGCAAGGGTTTACTGGCAAAAGACGGCAATAGTCTTAAATATACTATGTCAGACGGCACGGTGATCAAACAGTTTCGTAAAGCCTGGGAACGCAATGAAAATGAAAGCCTTACTCGCGTAATGGCCGACTTTGAAGCCAACCCACACCGTGTTGAAACTGCGCCTACTATTAGTGAGGAAACAGAAAATGATTGACGCTGCAATGCTAGTTGAAACTTATTTGTCCATGAAAGAGTATGTGCCCAGCAAGGATCGTCAGGCCGCTGCTGACCAACTACTGAGTTATTTGGTTGATGCTGGCTTGAATGATGAAGAACTGGAAGAAATTGGCAGTACTGACAATTTCCTAAAACGTGCCTTTGACGAAACTGTACTGGGCAATGATCTCAACGGTGATGACGAAGACGATTGATTTATGACATGGTACAGAGCAGTAACACAAGATCTCAGCCAATTACCTAACTTTATTGACTACTATGAACAGGAACTGGAAACCGCTCGATTAGAGTGTGGTACACGAGGAAATTTGGAAAAGAATCTTGCTGCTCTTCCCGGGCTAACTGAACACAGATTTGGCCAGCTTCAAGAGATTGAAGCTGTGCTGAACTATTTGAATATTCAGTTGCGAAAGATTCGACGCACACATTTCCAAAAATACCTAGAAGCTTATAATCGAGCACTGACCAGTCGTGATGCTGAAAAGTATGCTGACGGTGAACAAGAAGTAATTGATTTTGAATGTTTGATTAACGAAGTAGCACTGGTGCGTAATCGCTACTTGTCTGTGATCAAAGCCTTTGAATCCAAAAACTTCATGTTGGGGCACATTACCAGACTGAGAACCGCGGGCATGGAAGATGTTACTTTGTAATAAATAAATATACTATGAGTGATATACGTAAATTTATCGATATTGTTTCCGAAGATTCCGATGCTGTTAGGGCAGAGATTGGAAAAAAAATACAAAATATTCCTGATGAGGAAGATCTACTCAACATCTTGAAATTTACCAACAAGTACGGTATAAAGAAAGATGTTGAGAAATTTACCACATTACGCAATTATAAAAACATTGTCAGTTCGGTATTTTTACAAGCACTAGCTGATGCTAATCTTAAACCCGATGAAGTTAAAAAGTTTCTTAAAAAATTAGCCGATGATGGCATCTTAAACGAAAAGAAACTGTTGACTCCACGCCAAGTTCATAACTATTCTGATCTAATAGACAAAGAATACCAAACAGTATTTGACTCAATCAAAGTTGATCTTTTTCAAAAGATTTCTGGTAAAATTGGGGAAATGGGCGATGTGGGTAAAGGCGAATATCTATTGGATATTATCAGCACAACAGTTAATCGCCGTGGTGCCCCTGGCGACTTGGACATTGATGGTACAAAAATTGAACTTAAAGCTGGTGAAAATGGCCGTCTAGGTCCTGCTGGCAGCATGAGTCTAGCTGGTAGATTTCAAAAAGAATTTGCTCCATTTATACAGCAATTAATGCCTGAAAAGTCATTGGAAGGTATATCGCCTACAGAGTTTAACCCAAAGCAAAACATGAGCTATTTCACTGAGTTTTTTGAAACCAGTGAAAATGTTCGAGCTGCATTGGGTCACATGATGTCAATGCATTATCCCAACTATGATGTAGATGTCATTGTCAACGCTGCTGTTGACGGCAGTGGAAATATCAGTGGTAATGAGCTTAAGAAACAAATGCTTAAAGCCAGTTTTGAAAGCTACAAAGACGTTAAAGAGTTTGATGGCGTTATAGTCATGGATTCAGCTATTACCAAATTTCTTT